GAAACAAATCATTGATGGATGCTTTCAGCAATTTGAAGATATCAATGATTTGATTGCCCCAGGCCCGAACTGTAATCCCGATTTGGCCGAAAATGTCGGAAGAGGAGGCTTTTAGTCCGTTCCAGGCTTGCCCGATATTATCGGTGGCCTCAACAATTTTATTGCTACGGTCCTCCATAGTGCTGGCAAACAACGTTATCGCTTCGTTTGCAGCTGCTGTTTTGCCCTTAGTTTTTTCAAGGGTGATGATGTGCTTCATCATAGCTTCATCAACAAAGCCATATTGCTGATTAAGGCTTGCCAGCGCCTTAATAGGATCGCTTGCCAGCCGTGAAAAGTCCGCCAGCGCAGCCTTCATATCGAGGCCAGCATCGCCCATAGCCATAATGGATTTGGCGATTTTAGTCATCTGGACGGCGGTATACTTCCCGGTGTCATTAAGTTGTACCAGGGTATCAACAGAATCAGCCAGGGACGCGCCAGCATTTTCTGCAACATCTTTTGCCGCGTCATTCAATTGCTGCATTGATGAGAAGCCAGCCCCTCCCATCAAAATGAGCGATCTGGCAACATTGTCGAACTGCTGGGATGAGCTATATGCAGCTCCCGCCAGAACAGCCAGAACGGCTACAGAACCCGCAATAGCAAGGTTAAAGGTATTTAGCAGACCACCCGCCCGCCCCAGTTTTTCCGCTGCCTCACTCGTGTTATTAAGACCTTCAGCAGCATCACTGATGTTTGTTGCCGATTCAGCAGTCTCTCTGCTTTCTTCGTTAAAGCCAAATAATGCATCCCTCAGAGCCTGGAGCATTGGACCGAGGCCCCCGAAGGAATCCTTAATCTGCCCACCCTGCTGTAGAAGGATCAGGAATGGGGATTGTCCACCTGCCAGTTGAGGAGCAATATCGGTAAACTGCGCCGGGAGCGTGCGCAGCGCAGCACTGTACTGCCCCACAGAAATTCCAGCGCGGCGTGCAGCGGCCTCCTGTCGGGATAGCGCCTCAGGCAGCACGTCAGCCACGCCAGAGAGCCGTTCACGCGTCTGGTTGAGGATGGTGTTGAAATGCTCGAACTGGGTGCCGTTAATACGCCCTGCTTCGAAGTGTGCCACCAGCTGCGCATGCTGCTCGTCCAGCGAGTTGAATGCGCGGATCGTCGGGTCGATTGAACCCAGCAGGTTCTTCAGCGCGGCTGATTGCTTCTCTGCCGCCTGAGTGGCCGCGAGTTCTGCCTGGGCACGCGCAGCTGCTTCGCCGGTATCCGTCAGCTTAAGCCGGGTATCGTCCAGGATTTTGTTGTAGTGCTGAAAATCATCGGTATCCAGAAAGCCTTTGGTCTGGAAGTTACGCAGCGCGGCCTGCTGTTCGTCCAGCCGGTTCAGCGCCTTGTTTACCGGATCGATATTCTCAAGCAGGCCTTTCAGCGCAGCCTGTTGCTCCTTGATGCCTTCGCTGCCCTGCTTTGCAGACTCAGCACCAGCGCGGAAAACGCTGTTAAGGTCATCAGCTTTGCCGACGGCACCTGCCGCGGCTTCACCGAGTTTATCCAGCTCATTGCTGGCAGTTTTCAGGTCAGAAACATCGGCCCGCAAAGTAATCGAGGCGATCTGGTCTGTCATTATTTCGTCTCCTTGTGCATTACTTTGAGAGCCTCACTTTCCATAATCTGAAGGTCAGCCATGCAGGCCGCCGCATCCTCAACCCCGTGTAACTCAAACACCCAGGGGAGAACGTTGTAATCAAGGCCGGTCGCCCCGCCCGCGCCAACACGCCATTGAGTCGCCAGTGCAGAGAAGATGGTGAATGATTTCCATACCGACGGCAGGATCCCCACCTCTTCCTCCACGTCCTCAGGCGTCAAACCAAAAGCGGCTAACTCCGCGAGAGTCGGTCCGGGCGTGTACAACGCTGCGGCGACCTGCCTCAGTTTTTTTCGCGGATACCCATCAGTTCTTTGGTATAGGCAAGGCCGATGTTGTCGAACGCGCGCGGGTAGTTCTGCAGCAGGACAATCACGTTATCGCGGTTGAACTCGTCAGGCAGTGCCCAGCCGTCAACGATCTCCATCAGGTATTCGGCCTGTGGCTCGATAAGGGACTTTTTGCCTTCGGCGCCTTTGCGCAGCTTCTCATCCATGGCGTGCAGCTCTTCAAGCGTCTTATGGCGGAAGGTAAAGGTCAGCTTGCCGTCTTCAGCACCGGCGCGCGGAATGCTGGCGGTAACGGAAAAGGTTGGATTTGGGATCAGGGTGAACTGGGTCATTTCGGTTCCTTAGAAAGGTGCAGGATGGGGCCGTAAAAAAGCCCGGCGAACCGGGCCAGAGTGGTTAACTGACCGTGACGACACACGCGCCAGAGGTGATGGTCTTGCCCGCGGCGTCGGTGACTTCGCAGGTGTAAGAGCCAGCATCCCCGGATGCCACAGACGGGATGTTGAGCGTCGAGGCCGTTTTGCCCGGGATAGCGGTACCGCCTTTCTTCCACACGTACGTGTAAGGCGCGGAACCGCCCTGCATGACCACCGCCAGATCCAGCGCAGAACCAGAAGCGACCGATTTGGTTGCAGGCAGGTCAGTCAGGAAGGCCAGCGGCATAGCGGAGGAGTCGGCGATCGGGTAAATCTGCATATCCGATTCGAAGTTCATGCGCGCTTCGTTGCTTTCCACGGCGTTGATTTCGGTACGTGGCACGCGCTGGAACGACACTTTGGCAGAGTAGTAACGATCCGCTTTCCCGCGAGGGTTGTGGAACCAGACCGCCGTGGTGTCGCTGGAGTCGTCCAGGTCGATGAGGCGCTTGTAAATCGACAACTGCGGGTCGTGGGCGAACGTATAGACCTGAACCACGGCGTTTTTAAACGTCGGGATGGTACGGGCCTTATCATCTTCCAGGAACTGGACACTGATGGTCTGCTGGTCGCCGCCTTCGGTAGAGAGCGTCATGACCTGAGGCATGGTGATCCACGAGTCGATTTTGCGCAGTGTGCCTGCGCCGGTGCCCGCCGGGAATTTCTTGGTATCGGTGGTATCAAACGCTTCCAGCACAATTTTGGTGCCGGTCACCGATTTGACGCGCAGCACCATGTTATCGAGTTTGAGCCAGCCAGAGCTTACCTGGACGACATCGCCCGCAAGGATCCCGGCAGCGGAGGCAACGGTCAGTTCGCATTCCGTCGCGTTGGAGGCTGCTGTGAAGACAATCGGCGCAAGATAGGCCTTGGCCACGTTCACACGTGACCCGTTAGGGATTGCGAATGCCATTGCATTCTCCTGAATTGAGGAAATAAAAAACCCGCCGGATGGCGGGTCAGTAATCAGCGCGGTACTGCATGCTGACGGGAGCGGTGTAAGTGATGGAGCCGCTACTGCCGTTTGATGCTGATGTAGGGCGATCCTGTATCGGTGGACGTACCTGCGGTGGCCCGTTGATGTAAACCGTCAAATCCCCGTCCACCAGCGGCAGTCCTTCGGGGAAGGCATCTGCAACAGACGTTGCCATCCCCCTGACCTGCGTCACGCCGCTGCCTGCTGGCGCAATGATGTTGAGCTGGAGAATGCCCTGGTACGTACGCAACTGGCCTTCCAGATCCTGCCCTACGGTCTGCGCAGGCAGGATATAAACGCGCCCGTATGGCACATTATCCGGGGGAGTAAACGCGATGTTCGGCCAGGCCACCGGCAGGCCAAGCGACGAGCAGATAACCGCAACACGGCTCTCCAGCAGGCCAGCGATACGCATTGACTGGTCACTGGCCATTGCGCACCTCGCTCATTGCCTCACGGAACATTTGCGCGGCATCCAGCGCAGTGATACCCACCATGCCGCCGGGCGCCTGACCAGAGTGCCCGTTCTCTAGCGCTGCCGCATAAGGCAGATTATTGGTGAAGTAAATAGAGCTGACCTGGCCCACCCTGAACACCTCGAGCACTGCCATGCCACGGGAGTTTGAACCCTGGCCGGAAGCGTTCGGTGTATCATTGGACTGAGTAGGCTGGCTGTCGAAACCCACATACCAGTTGTTTTTGAAGCGCCCGCCGACATAGCCCTCAGGCTTTTTGATGTCCATCGAGTCATTTACGCGCAGACCTCGCTTAAGCCGTCCCGATTTGGTCAGGTTGGCAGGGTCATCGCGAAGGGCCGCGTTATGCTCCCGCACCGCAGTGTTGTAAGCCGTCGCGGTCTGGTTGACCTGCCAGATATCCGGCTGGCCCACCGGGGACATCTCAACCAGTTGAGCGAGGATTTTAATGCCCGTCCGACGCACTACCTGATCCATCTCCTGCTTCGAACTATCCACAAATAACTGAATGGCAGCCAGGAACGGCTGATTAACAGAGCTGGCCATAGTCACGCCCTCAGCTGGATGTTGTAGGAGATGAGTACATCGGCAGGCTTAACCGGATTAGGCTGCACCACCCGCCATGCTTTACCGTCGATCTCGATGCGGTCGTCAATACGCACTCCCGTTTCGGCTGTGGCCGCCAGCTTTTTATCGCCAGTAGTAATCAGAGAGCCATCTATTTCACGAGAGGAGTATTCAGTGACAACGCCAGTGACGGTCGCAGTGATAGCCGGGGTGGTTACCTCTTTGCCGAACTGATCGCGGGTAGTGCCGCCACCGCGGGTAAGCGGATAAGCCTTCCCGTTCTCGGTCAGCAGCCGCGTTGCGGTGTTTCGCATGCGGCGGTAGTCGATTGGCATATCACCCCCTTTCGATGCGGATCTGATTGCCGCCCACCACCAGCCCACGCAACGAGGAGTAGAACCAGGGGAATGACGGTGCCGCCTTATTCGTACCTGGTTCGTACTGCACCGTGACTGCGCCCTCTACGCGCTCCATCGTTACCACACCACCACCAGCGACCGACGGCGTGAGATCAATCTCCTGCGATTCGAGAGCCAGGCGGCACTGCGCATCAACCAGGCGCTGTGGGATGGTGTCATCTCGCAGGTCAACGCCGTCGAAGCGCACGCCCGCACGCGGCCACGACAGCGGCTGTGATGCACTGGAGCGCTCGCCGCGCCATGTCTTGCCTTCCAGATAGTCCATTGCCTGCATCAGCATCTGGCTACATTCGCCCTCATCCGAAGGAACGGCATATCCGCGCCCCGCCGCGAACGTGCGCAGGTCAATAACGCTGGCGTAGCTGTTGAAGTCAGGCGAATGGGGATCGGCCACCAGCATGGTTATTCCTCCAGACGCCAGTCCAGCGCCAGCCAGTTATCCACCTCGTCAGGGTGAACCTCAGCGCTCAATGGGCCGCCGGGGAACTCTGGCGCATCACGCACCATCACCACCAACTCAATACCCTGCTGGTCCTGCTGCTGGTCCTGCTGCTGGTCCTGCTGCTGGTGCTGCTGCTGGTCCTGCTGCTGGGCATGGTGATGGTGCTGCTGACGGGCCTG